GAAGTACGTTATAGGTCACACGGATGATTTTGAGTCTCAGAGCCGTGTCATACATCGGCACGAATACGCCACAAGTATCACAGAGTCTTAATCTCTGTAACGGAGCATAATCGGCATATTCTTCCGTCTGCCACAGCTGGACAAAATCGACAGTGACCGTCTGATTTGGCAGCCATGCGTCCGACGATGCAAGCCTTGACTGTGCTCTTGTCCTCAGCTCTGCAACTGTCGGAGCGTCCTCAAATTCGTCTGACAGGTCCATCGGAACGACCACTTCACGCCCTGACGGAACTGAATGCCCTGACGTTATAAACAGCTCAGGGAGCATAACGAGGACTTGAGTCGACTCTTCCGCTCCCTCTTCCATGACTTCTCCGAGCCAATACGGAACGACCGCCGTATATGTGTCAGATGTGTCATAGTCATTGCTATAGTCGATGAGATTCTTTCCGTACCTGATCGAGACGTTTGTGTCCTGTCCTCTATGCAGATGGAGCTTGACGTTGAACTTGTCATACTCGTATTCGCCCGTGCCGTAAACATCAAGAATCGACTCCTCTTCGCCCACGAGCATATTCTTTGCGTTTTTCGGTATGTCCGAAACAAAACTTGCCGTTACTGATTTGTTAGTCCAAAATGTGAACGGATTAGAGTTGACGCTCTGCGACTTTATTTTCTGTAAAGCCTCAGCACAGGACCCAGCAGTGAACGGCTTAACCGTTATCTCGCTGAGCCTGTAGCTGATATGATGAGCAAAGAACGTGACCACGCCGTTTATCGGTTCGGTTCTGCGGTAGATGTCGAACGGTTGGATGTCGCCCTGTTCGTCATGAGTACAAGCGATTATGCGTCCCTCTTGTATCTCAGAGAACAGAACACCCGTCACAGGATAGTCAAACTCCACCTCATAGATGCCGTTCCGTTCTTCGGTTGCAATGCACCGAATACAGTCAGAGAGTCGACCTAAACCATTGCTGGTAAAAGCCGTCTCTGTTTTTTCGTATAGTATTGGTATCATATACGCCACCACCTCGGTGTGATTGTGACAGCCGTGATTCCGCTGCCTACAGATATGTAATTCGTTCCCGGTTTCAGAACAGGAAAATCGTTTTTATTGATGCTTACAAGGCTCGATGCTCCCGTTGGAACTGTTCCCTCGATGGTGTATATTTCCATAGTCTCACAGTCGATATAGAGCGTCTGCGATGCCGTTCCTGTGATGGTCAGGATATACTCCCCAATCCCGAGAGTGCCCGTGCCTGTTACCTTTATAAGCGGTTTAGCATCAAACGGAGTCGGATTGTAGTACGGATGGACTCCGTATTCGACCGTTATCTCCCCATCGCTCCACAGATGGTTAGTTCCGAGTAGCAGTTCTATCTGCTGTGGTGTGAGTTGGTAGGTCTGCGGTGTGGCAAGTGGGTAAACTACTTGAAGTGGGTTTGATGCAAGCCAAGTTTTCAAAGCAGATATGTTAGCGCAATCTCGGTTCTGTAAGTAAATCCAATTCTGATTCGGATAGCTTCCTTGCCAATCGACATATCCTGTTATACCGATTTGTGCATTTGCGAGTACAGACCCGTTGTGGTCATAGGTAGGCATTTTGTCACATAATACCGCAGGTCGATAATCCGTCAGCTTTGCCATTGAATTTAATGGGGAATAATAAGCACTTGCAGGGCCTCCACTCCAAGATTCTGACCCATCAATCGTAACCATCGCCCTATCCACAGTAAGCACACCACTAACTACGTCAAGAGTACCGCCGTATACTGTGCGTCCAAGTGCGGTTGTGTAGGTTGTGCCTTGATATGGTTCGTAGTCCGTTGCGGTTGTGCCGAGTTCGAGCTGATACTCGCTTGTTTCTAATGGTGTTGCTCCACCAATTCCCGAACCTGCGTAACACGAAAGCACTATATAGGCATCGTTTTCGTTTGGTAGGAAAGATATCGTGTGTGGGTAGGTGATGCTATTAGCGTAAATTACGCTGATTTGACGCACCCATTTCCCCTCACTGTCAAACGCATGGACACCGATTCCACCCTTGAAGTCTCCGCTGAATAGGCTTAACGTAATTCCGTCACCCATCGGTACAAAAGGACTTCTTGCGTGATAACGAGCATCACGGCTCTCTATATTGCCGTTGATAACATACTCGCCAAATATCCAATCAGCGAGCAGATTCTTCCCCGCTACTTTTGTGACTACTTCTGTTCTACCGCTGATAGGGCGCACATTCGTAGGACTCGGCTCACCGCTACCCTCTTGGATCGGGGAGAGGGAGACTTCTAACGCCTTGACCGCCAGCGACCCGTCAGAATCAATCGTGACAAGTTCGCCCGATTCCGTCTGCACGTCGCTCCACTCGGTCGGAGAGATTGCTCTGTCGCCATCTGAGAGCAATCTCTGAGGCTTGCAATCAAACACGATGTTAAACTCTCCCGCCGTTCCATATCTCACAGCGACCACGTCAAGCCCGCTTTTGTACAGTCCGAGACGGTATTCATCAGGATGATATTCGTCCGTCAGCCTCTTGTACGTATACCTCGATGCGAGTGCGTTGCGGAACTTCATCACCTTATCTGCGAAATCCGTCTGACTATCCGCAAAGCATCCAGCGTGATATGTGACCTCAATATTCTCGAAACGCCCCTGATCAAGAGCGAGTGCTCCGTTCTTGCCGGGGATATTTATCATTTCGACCGCTCTCTCAGGAGCGTTGTAAACAGCCTCGCCCGTGATGTAAATACCATAGTCGAGACTGTTTACTCCGTCGAACGTTAACGCTTTAAATATTGCCATTCGCTAAATTCCTCCGTCTCTGCATCGTTGCGAGTGCCTGTTCGACCTTACGTGCCAGCTCCGTTTCGTTCATTCCCGCACTCGGATAAACGTTGATTGTTATCTCGCCCGTGTTCATATTGTCGAGTTTGTCCCAAAACTTATCGAGCGGAACGACCGCCTCAGGACCAGCTTCACCGATGCCGGCAATAGTAGGACTGTCAAAGATACCGCCGTTTTTATACCAGCTGATGTCAAACCCGCTTGGGAAATTTATCTTTCTTCCAAACGCTTTGACATATGACCACTCGACATCAAAATGAGGTAGCTTGATTCCCTTGAATATCTTTCCGAGTTTTATCGGGAACCAGCCTTTTATCGTTTTGATGATATTCTTGATCTTGTCATATGCCGACGTGAACGGCGCTGTTATTGCGTTTTTTACAGAGTTCCATGCGTTTGTTGTTGCCGTCTTGATACTCGTCCAAACGCTCTTGATCTTATCTCCGAGTGCCTTTGCAGCAGCCTTTACTTTGTCCCAATTCTTATAAAGCCATATTCCCGCAGCAACCACAGCAGCGATCGCTGCAACTATTCCGACCATAGGACCGAGCGACAATGCTGTCGTTGCTCCGCCGACAAGGTTGACAAGGTTGATTATCGAACTGATACCCATTGCGACCTTGCCGATACCTATCAGGAGCGGAGCCAATATCGCAACAAATCCCGCTATCGTTCCTATCACAGTCAGAACAGCGGGATCGAGATCAGACAGCCAATTTGCAAAACGTCCGACAAGATCAACGACTTTCTCAAGCGCTGGAGCAAGATAACCCGCAAGCTGTGAGCTGATATTTGCGAACGCAACTGTTCCGATCAGCTTCATTGTGTCGAGCTGGTCGTTAAACTCGTTCGCCTTGTCCAGCGTCTCCTGATCTACGTAATCGAGATCGTACTTCTTGAGCGTATCAGCAACCATTTTGTAGGTTTCCCCGCCGTCCTCGATAAGCGGATTAAGTTCGGCTGCACTCTTACCCATCAGCTGTTGAGCGATTGCGTCACGTTCCGTCTCGTTGGTCATCTTTCCGAGGTTTGTAATTACATCTTGGAAGATGTCCTCCGAGTCTCTCAGATTGCCGTTTGCGTCCGTAACAGATACGCCGATAGCCTTGAACGCTTCGGCCTGTGACTTGGATCCATTCGCTGCTGCGTATGCGTTCTTGGTCAGCTTCTTGTTGGACTTTGCGATCGCCTCGACAGAAACATCAACGAGGTCTGCGGCATAACCGTATTTCTGAAGATCTTC